GGGTTATAAACCTGTGAGGTTGTTCCTGCTGGGAAGCTACCTAAGAAGTCTGAGTATTGACCGAGGGCCGTGAAGGGTGCTTCTTGAGCATACTCATACCGAGCCATAGCGTCGTCAATAGATTTCTGAGCTTGCCCTTCACGCGCAACGCCAACAGAACCCAATTGAGCAATGTCTGCATAGTCAGCCTGAGCCATTTCTGGCGCATAGTTAAGAGCCGACTGCTGTCTTTCTCTTTCCGCTGAGTAGTCTCTGTAAGAGATGTCACCAGCAACATCACCCAAAGCCCTAGCTGTCTCAAGGGCGGCAAGACCAGATCCTGCCCTGCCTCGTTGAGCCAATTGACTGTTTATACGAGACTGAACTGGATCCAAAGCTCTCTGAATTGCACCCTCTAGGTAAGGGTTGCTACCTAAGAAGCCACCAGAGAGAGTTTTCTGAGTCAGGTCTTGAGCCGCCTGCATGACGGGGCTTCCAGCTAAAGCCCTCTCCTCTTGAGCGCGAAGTGCCTGCTCCGTCTGAGGTGCGAAGTCTGTGAAAGTTTGACCTTGATAATATTCAGGCGCACCCTGTTCGTACAAGCGTTGAGCTTCTGTCAAGCCGTACTCTTCATAAGGTGTGCGACCAGATACTTCCATAGTCGTAGTTGGTTGATACCGCGTGTTAGGGTCAACTGTAAGGTTTTGACCAGCAGTCATACTACCGCCCACATTAACCATCGTGGGTGGGGTTGATGATGGTAGAGCTACACTTGTATCGTAGACAGAACCCCCGAGGCCCCGCAAGCGTGGCACACCCGCGGCCGCGACGCTCGGCCTTTGCGTAATAGCAGGTGTTGAGGCCACAGTTGGATCTGGGACAAGCCCGTAGTTAGAAGCCCCCTCAGTTCCTGATGATCCGACGCCGCTCGAAGGCCCATACCCAGTTAAATTTCCTTCTGCATCGTACTGAGGTCTCATGTCCGCAGTTGAAACCCCAGCAGGTCTAGCTGGATCCATAGGCGGAGCGTTAGCACTCAGAAAGCCCAAACCTTGATCAGGTGACGCAATAGGCTGATTAGGGGTTGCGGTCTGATTCCGACGTCTTTGAAGCTCGTCTGATACGGCAATCAAGTCATAGTTGGACGTGCCTTCGGCAACACCTTGCATCATCTGTTCAGGGGTAAGGTTGACTAATGGGTTGTCTGAAGCCATCATTGTCGGGGGATCCATCACTGTTGAGGTTGCGGGAGCACTCCCTAAAAAAGGAGTGGCTGGAGTTGCTGGGGCTGGAGTTGCTGGAACTGGAGTTGCTGTCATAGCAGGTTGAACAACAGGTGGATTAGGAGTTTCCGTTACATTCTGAACCGTCGGGGGAGCCATCACCGTCGGGGGAGCCATCACTGTTGGGGTTGTGGGAGCAACAGTCGGAACTGGGCCGCCCAAAAAGCTAAAGTTTATCTTCGACAAAGCAGGTAATGCTGCAACAATACCAGATGCTAAAAATGAAACCGCAGAGAAAGCATTAGGTGAGACCGTGGTAGTTGCTCTCTACAAAAGCTGCGTGAAGACATAATCCTATCCTATAAAAATATTTACTATAATTTACACTGTTATTCACAGGTTGTAAAATGATTATCCTAAGACTACATAATCGAAAGTTTTATTAGCTATAGAGTTGGGTAAGTGATTAAGCGTCGCCTGACCCTTGATTCTGTTGCTTATATACATCTAAAACGCACTATCAGACGTACCAGATGGTTCAACCATCATCAGATTGACCATAAGAGACGGAATAGCTGGAACTAAAAATGGTGTGGTCTGACCCGCATCTGACCCAAAAAGCACATCTGTGTGTGCAACAGCCGCCACAACCTCAACATAATCATCAGCAACAAGTTCAAGCGGATGATTGATAGCGACTGGTGTATATCCATCTGTACCGCCGTGACGTTCTGTACAGGCAAATTTAGTTGCTGAGTGAGGATAGTCAGTGCCATTAACCCTAACCCAGATCCACGCTTTCTTAATTTGACTGCTAGAATTGGCAAATAAAGCAGAAACATCTAAATCATAAATTCCAGCAAAATCTACTGTAATTCTGTTGCTAGCCAATGACATTCCATAAGCATATTCAGTCTGAGTTAAAGTTAAAACTTGAGGCGTGTTGGCTGTTGTAAATGTTACGTCAGCACGTTGTTCAAATGTGCCATAAGAATAGGCGTTAGCCGCCGCCGCCGCAACAGTCGTAGGCATAAATAAGATGACAGAATCTGGGCCAATTCGCCTATCTATGAGAGTTGTTGTACTTGCACCACCAGTCGCAAGCGTAACTGTACCAGTAGAGTTAACCTTACCCTCAACAAGATTATTCACAACCTCAGATATTTCACGAGGTGTGCCGCCGCGTGACGGCAATCTCCTGTATTGGTTCACCATTACCTACGCCCCAGTTTTGATGCTTCTATCTCAACGCCCTGCGCCTTGCGCCACCCGCCAGTTAAGTTAACCCTTATCCTATGATACTTTCCTGTTGACCTAACGGGTATGTAGTTATCGCTGTTGAGGGTTCCCGCCGCGCCGAACTCAAAGGTATCTATCTGCCTATTTCTCGAAGCAACCTGCGCCGTAACAACCGCAGACTGACTTTGCTGTACCGTAACGTATGGGATAATGTTTCGGATGTTAGAACTAAAGCCACTTTGAATTTCGAACTCGCCTGTCTCAAGCGTAGCAGGCAACGTCGCGCCAGTGAATGACTGTATCTTTTTATCCTTAGACGCGGCAAAAAAGAACTCACCACCTCTATAAAACGCGCTATCCAGAGAAGCAGGCAAATCATCGATAGAGCCGCTAAGGTTATCCAAATTTTCAAGAGTGTACCCAGAACTGTATAGAGGAGCCAAAGTATCGACAGCAACCTCAGCGGTGCTCCACCTACCCAAAAAATAATTGTAGATAATAAGTTTGTCAGCCGATCCATCTGCGCTCTCCGTGCTAGGGTATGACCACACAACAATTTTGCGAATAGGGTCTACAGATGCGCTCATGTTCTCAGCGTACCCACTGTTAAAGTCACCGAGAAAAAACCTGTCTACTTTTTCCGCGCCAATTGGCGTAGATTGTGCGCCATCAAAAACATAAAAACCATCATCCGCAAGATAAAATACATTGCTACCAACATTGCACACACTGTTGGGAACCTTACAACCTCGATTGGTCTCTACCTTGTCAAACTGAAATATAAGAGGAGACCCAATGTACTCTGCTCTGACAATACCTTTTTGCATCAAGATGGTTGCGTACTCCCCGCCAACAAGCCCAGTAACCTCACCTAAGTCAGAGATGTCTTGAAAGTCAGCTTGAGTCACAGGATCTATAGCCCAGCTTGTGTGGTCATTAATTCCAGACCAACGAACCCTGTATGGTTTCGTTCCATCCGTTGCGTCGTAATTGTAACCAGTAAAGACAAAGTCACGAACCACAGCTATATACTTAGCCTTCGGAGCGTCAGCGGATAAGTCAGAGAATAAACCAGAGGCGGCGGCAGTTATAGTTTGTATCGGGTCGCCAAAGTTTGTTGCAATGACAGACTCTCCAAACTGAACGAAACGCCATCGGTCAGCGGCGGCGGTAGTATAGTTACCAGCCTTACTTATATTTGTGAGACTGCTGTCTGTGGTATCCAGTTTATACAATTTTGTGCTGTCGCCAGCGGAGAGTGCAAAGTTGTTGTCGTCATCGGTAGCCGCATACATACCTTTAATTATACCGTCAGCCGCACCACTTACAGGCGCGATGTCATCTAGGCTCTCGTACCCCGTAATTGACGGAACAACATTAACGGCAACAGTTGTGCCAGCGTTTCCAAAAGCAGAACGATCAGGCAAGAACTCACCAAATTTTATCATTGTATATTCCAATTCACGTCGCCAGCCGCAGAGGGCGACCAGATATTTACACCAGCAGAGACCACCGACCAACTTTCGTTACCCTCGGAAATCTCAGACCAACTTTCATCACCTTCAGATATGTCAGACCATACCTCATTTCCTTCGGAAACAATAGACCACCTCTCACCCAATATCTCGCCAGTGCCCAAAACTTGAGCAGACGAACTAACAACAGACTGAGCCACAACCTCATAGTTACCTGCGGATACCATATCTGCGCTAGATTGCAGTGAGGAACTACCCAATATAACTATGCTACCCTCAGCAGTCAGAGACGCTGGGCCAACAACCATAGAGGATCCAAATTGTATCCTTATACCCTCAGAGGCCACAGAAGCCGTTGTGGGGACGTTTGAAGCACCAAACTGTACTCGCACACCCTGAGAGGTTACAGACGCGCTGGTGGAAGGCTGTGAAGCCCCTACCTGTATTCGTATGCCAGTAGATGATATAGAAGCAGATGTAGAGAGCGTAGATGCGCCCACCTGTATCCTAACGCCTTCAGACGCTACAGACGCGCTAGTCGATGGCGTAGATTCACCTTCGCGTAAAGCCGCAGTTTCCCAGATGGGATTGTCAAGGCTGTAGGGCAGGGAGTCAATAGTCCCCCAGTTATCTAGTTGTTCTAAAGTTGGCCCTACAATCTCAGCCATAATTAGGCCGCAGTAATGTCAACACCGCCAACCGCAACCTTGAAGATGTCTCCAGTTGCAATAGTTTTAGATGCGGTTAATGCCCCGTGGAACAACAGATTGCCACTGGTTGAAGCATCCCACACACCAATATGCGTAATAGTTCCCCAGTCACCAGTAGCGGCTGAAAACTCTACAGCCGCATCGTTACTAGCAACTGAACTAGAAGCAGATCCAAATGAAACAGCTTGACGTGTATATCCATCACCGCTTAACTCAGCACCACTTCCATCATCTGTAGGAGATGTGGTGTGAAGGCTAAGATACACAGCCGCAGGAGCAGATGTGCTGGTTGTTCCTAAAAAATGATCCAGAAATTTGTTTTCCAGATAATCACTCATTGCACTCATAGGTATTCTCCATAGTCAGATTTCATAAACAGGCCACTACCTGCGTGTTTGCCACGTTGCTCTTCTCTTTTAATCTCTTCAATAGCTCTACCAAAAAGCTGTTCATATAAACCAGTTTTCTGATCGTCTAAAAGATAGACACTTGCAGCAGCTAGAGACCCATACAAAAAAGCGTCTAGATGACGAGTTAAAATTGTGTTTGTAGTATTCGTATCAGATAATGCAGGTGTACCCTCACTGTAAACAATCTCAGCCGTGTAATCTGCATCAGGCACTGGGGCAAACTTAATCTCCCCACCAATAACTGTATAAGCTCTTGGGCGACCACCTGCACTAGAATACTTTTCATCTAGCTTAATTGGGGTGTAATACTCAAGAACCTCGATGGGGTTAATGTTTAACTTTACCAAACGTACAGAACGTAGATCTGTTGGCAACGAAACAAATGAGTCCCCAGATGTGATAGATGCAGTAGCTCTTTTTTCCTGAGAAC